GACGACTTCGGCACAGTGACGATTCCGTTCCCAACTTGTATACTAAACATCTCTTCGCCGAACTGAGCGTCCAGATGACTAGCCCACAAGGGGTAAGCCGTAGAGAACCACGGCTTAACCAGGGAGTACAGATCACGTGTGATTCCATTCTCTGAATGGAACTTGTTGACAGCCGAGACATGACTACCCTTTAAAAGGGTAGTAACGCCTGGCCCCCAACCTGCCTGATCGATGAGTTCATTTGGATCGAAATCGCCTAAAATAGAGGATATTTTCCGAATGGTTGTATTCAACAACCAGACGTTGGGCCCATGGTAATTTGGGTCCAAACCTAAATTTTGAAAGCGAATATTCGTCTGACGACACTGTTCTTCAAATCTGAAGAACTTCTTAAAAGCGGCATCCTGCTTCGAAACATTTAATTCGAAGAAGCTCGCCTTAGATAAGAAACAAAAAGCAGTGTAGTCATCCCGGAACCGATATGCGCAGTTATAGTGCATAGGGTCAATATCCAGCTCGACTAATTGATTGAACTCCTTATTTTTATAAAGGGTCCAGACCATTAGAGAGTAAGGGGTATTAAGGGACTGAAGGAAATCAAAGATAGCAGAATCAGTATCTGATTTGGCTACGTGGAAGGTCCGAGCTAACTTAGTCAGTTCGGAACTACGCTTCTTAGAAGACATAGTTTCGTTCTCCTGTTGAGATGAGTAAGCCGCAGTTAGGTTACCTGCGGGTATCGTTCAAACGAATCAGTAAACCGATTCGAATTGAGCAACAGCCTGCGAAATGACAGCGTGGGCCAAGAAATTCTTGGTATACGCAATCATATCGGCACGTTGCGCAGCAGTGCTGCGTTCCGGCAGGATCATCTCGACATTGGCAGTGACATCATACGCCTTAGTCGGGGCCGGTTGAATACCGGTCGACGTCGACGGCGAGGTCACTTCCAGAACGGGGACCACCACTTTCGCAGTCAGCTTATAGTTGCGGCTCGTCTTGGACGGGTTACGCAGCGAGAAACTGATGGTCGGAAAACCGAGTGCAATACCGCCACTACGGTCAGACCATTTTGCGATACCAGCCGAATCGATATTGACGGGGCTGAAGGTGTGACTAGCCGGGGTCGCTTGACCATCGGTTAGAGTCAGAGCTGCGATAGCAGTCATTGAATTTACTTCCTAAGATGTTGAGTAAGAAGAGCCATCGCATTACTTAAATGTTCCAAACCGAGGGGGTTCTTGAAAGCGGGGAAACCGACAGAAGGCCAAACAGTTAATACTGTCCGGTCCATATCGACCCATTCATGAGCTGCCTCGGCGGTTACAGTTTTTGTATCCGATGTTCTCTTCACCGTGCCGTTCCAGACAGCGTGGCCTCTGCACTTTCTAAAAGTAGTAGCTGAACCACGAAGGAATTCAACTCCAAGAGTTGCATCCATCGAGTTCAACCAATTACCAATAGGAAGAAACCAGTCGACTACAAAGCTGTACGGGGTGAGCTCCCATGCGATTAAAGCCGGGTTTGTCAAACCCAGTTTATTAAATTGCACGAGAACATCATTGGTTAAGCGGAAGTAACACACGTATTTACGAGTGTACCGCAACTCCCACGTTCGATTCTCAGGAACAAACTGCGGATCTTCCTGAAACCTCTCAGTGTAAGTACGCACTGTAGTGATGGACGAAGAGACCTTACCAGTGGGGTATCCGTAACGTGACTGAGCAATAGCTTCAGCAGCTCCGAATACATCACTCAATAGTGGTCTCCACCCATACTGCAGTTCCAGCCAGCCATTGCTAATAGCTTTGGACTGGGATCTTCGAAAATCTCGGGCAAAACGCTTAGACATGCGTTTTGAGGCCTTTATCCCGAAACTCTCAGCCGCACCGACAATATCCCCACGTTTTAAGTGGGACAAAGCATTCGCAATACGAGTAGCCGCATTGACAAAAAGGTCAACCGTTTGCTTACGCTCAGCAAGAGCTTGAACAAGGTTGATTTTTTGATCTTTGAGGTTATTCCTAAGCTTAGTCTTTGCTCGATTGTCGATAGAAAGAGCATCAGCAGAATCGAGAGTCTTATTCCTCATCAGGGTATCATCGACAAGTACATTGGAAATAAATCCACTGTACAAGTCGACGACCCGAGAATTGGATAGACTTCGAACTGCACCACTACCATAAGCGCAAGACCGAGTATACTTCGAATAAGTAAACCGGTTCATTGGGAGCTCGTGCCTACGAGCTGAAAATGTAAAGCGATTAGTGGAAGTCCCGGATCGTTGGATAGTAACAACCCGCGCGAGAGAGTTACCACTACCCGTAGTCGAACCAAATTGGTTCAAATACGTGTAGTTATAAGTCGCTCGCGCGACAGTAGTACTATTTACATCGGTTCGAGACATGTGGGCTCCTAGCTAACGCGGAACTTACCGCGTGAAGAGGGAACTGTATCCCGGTAAAAACGGCTAACCATGCCGTCGATACCCACCGTCGAGAGACGGGGCGCTACGCGTCTAAAGGGGACTCTCAGTTCAATGATTGGAAGTGTTTATGAAGCTTAAGCTCGAAGAACTTAGCATTACGGACCAGGTATAATCCAAAGATATGGATTACGCCTACGGCCCAGTAAGCGGTTCTCCAAGCGATGACTTTCAT